AGGGTTTTGTTTAATTTGATAATTTTTTTTTAAATAGTTTTATCAATTAACACAAAAGCCAAGATCGTCAGATCTGACTAATCGTTAATAAAATAAAATCCGTAGTCTCCGGTAGGTTCGGTAGGCCACAGTCTTTGTTTCATCTTTTCGGGTCGTCCTCCAATGATATAATTCTGGAGATACGTTTCCTCGAAAGTCGGAAACTGAGTTGAAGGGAGAGGCCACTCAATACCTGAGCGTTCCATCCACTTCCACTCTCGGAAGTCGGGTTCGACTTCTAGTTCTTTAGTCAAAAAGTTATGAACATCTTCACAAACTCTGTAGACTGGGTGAGAACATCCCATCGCAGCATAAGCAATTCCAATTGCTGAGGCAGCTAGTTCAGCTGGACCTCTAGATCTCTCTGGGTAGAGGAGATGCGCGAGTAATTCTGCTTCGTCACGGTAAGCAATACCATGCTTATTCCGGTAAGAAAGCACTTCAACATCACTAGGGTCATTGCCCATAGTGGTTTTGTCAACGGAAAGGATCGAGTTGAAACGTCTAAGCGCTTCATCAGCGAAACAGACTAAAAAGTCTTTTCCATCACATTCAGCGACTCTTTCAGCAAAGGCGGTGAGACTGTCGTCTCCTTGAACCTTTAGCAAGAAGTCTGCTGATTCAATGTTGATTCCAAGAGAGCTAAAACACGTAAGGATCATGATAGCGTTAACGAACGAATCGAGCAGCTGGGTTTGTTGAAAGCCAGACGCGATACCGTTGTACTGCCATCGATACAGATTTCCAGATTCGGCGCGGATAGGTGTGTGTTTAATAGAATAACACATCCAGTCCCACAGATTCTGAATCCGTTCCTCGGAGGTCGTAGTCTTTTGGTAAGCCAAACGAGCGGGTGGGTTAGGGTCGGTTGCATCGGTCGGTTCGTATCCTTGGTCGAAATCAAACCATGAGCGCCACATGTTGTGAACGTCATCGATGACCTCGTGGAGTGCGAGTCGATCAAAACCTGACCAGTCGGCGGAAATAACTGTATTTGATCGCTTGTGAGCGATTAAATCATATAGTCTTTTCCATCCACCTTTGAAAGTTTCGAGCCCCCATAACATGGGTGAGTCGACTTTCTCGTTGAGGTACTCCTTCTGTAGTTGCCAAACAAACATGTTTTCAACCATCAGTAACAGTTTCGGTACACCGAAGACTGCGCGGAGTTTGTCCTCATCTTCTTGTTTAACAAGGTGAGCTCGTGTGTGCAAAGAATTGTACTCATACGGAATTGGTACACCTGAGGGTGTCCAGAACTGGGAGGATTTGTCTTTAATCCCATGGACCAGTCGGCGATTGAGTTCAAAGATCTCATTGTAAAGATTGTGGAATGTAAGTTTTCCATCAATGTCTTCACCGTCAGCTTGTCGCTGGCGAATAATGTCAGTCCACTTTTTCTCACGAGTAAACGGAGCTTCGGCGGAGACGGGTAGAGACCAAGGGTAAAATCGAAGGTCGGGAAACGAGACGGGTTTCAATCGTCTGTGCGGGCGGAACATTCGTTCGGCGACGCGTAAGGCGCGTTGATAGTGCCAGTCACGAGTGACGTCATGATAAGAGACATCGGTTCGAAGAAAATCAATTTCAGCGAGATCCGGTGATCCAGTCGAGCGTCGGAAGCCGTGGATGGCTTTATCAGCAAGTTCAGGTGAACAATGTTTATGGATTGCCCACTTGACTGTTTTCTCGTTACGCAAGTTAGTCTTGCCATACTGAGAGCCAACGTTTCTTTGACCATTCTTTCCCTTTATTGGGAGCTTGCCCAAGTAAAGAAGATTGGTAGTCATAATAAAAATCAAGGTTCTTTCTGGTTAACGTCAGAAAAACAACGAAGTATAAGCGTGAATCCTTTCTCTCCCATGCTGCCAAGTATGCTTCTCCGGCTGGTTTGCAGAAGTTGCACGGCTGCGGCTCGAGTTTTTGACTTGTCTTAATAGACAATTCGTCCGCAATGG